AGTTTGAAGAATTTTACAGCACAATTAATAAATTTTAAGGTCATACATGATTCATGCACTTCCTATTGCCTAATTATCAACTTTTCATGCAGCTGTTTGTTATCTACTTAACCTAAATACTATGTATTTTGACATTTATTTTATTATTTCATTTTTTATTTTATTTATTTATTTTTATTTTATTTGTTTACCTTGTTTTATTTTGTTCTGTTTGTAATTTTCACTTGCCTTACTTGATTTGTTTTGTTTGTTCCTTTACATTGTTTTACATTATATTTGCTTTTGTTTGCTTGTTATCTTCAATGTGTTTTAATGTTTTCTTATAGAATATTATATTTACATTTTATACTTTGGATTAGATTATTTAGAAACCATTATTTCAGCTTCATTTCTCTCTGGTAGGCTATTTCATTAGCTTTAAGGGTATCTTTTAGCTTCATAAACATTGGTAGTAAAACATATATAATAATAGCTAGTGCTATTAGTCCTATTATAATGACCACTGCCATGTGGAAGTAATTCCCTAATAGTAGCTGCAGTGGCTCAAATATAGCACTAATGCCCTCATCCATAACTTTACAGAGCCATGTCCGACATCTATTATCCTTTTCAGCAATATAACTTGTCTGATCTCCTACATCTATCTCAATTTTCTCATTCTTGTCAACTGTATCTATGTTGAAGTAAAACTTTTTATTACATATCGTGAATTCTGTTGTTTGATCAGGTTTCTTTTTGCAAATCATTTTCATTGCGTATTTAGTGTGTTCAACTTGTATAAATATATTATTGTGGAAGAAATCACACGGTCCACTTATTGGACAAGTCATATCTGTAGTACTTTCAATCTTCAACTCACAGTTGTAATTGGAAAAGCAATTTATGCATCCCACACAATGAGCTTCTAACTCAAACTCAGGTTTCTTGTTAAATAATTTATATTTAATATCACCTAACATTAATTTTGCTTTAACAGTACCTATCATATGTTTATTATCAACAACTGTTATTGTGTTGTAATTGTCTTTTAGGATCAGGTTAGTTTCTTCTGTCAGCAACTTACAGGAACCATAGTTGTTATTATAGCATTTCCTTACAATTATATCTTTCCTCTTTGCACCATGGCATAGATAGTCAAATTTTGGCTGCCCAGCACCATATATAGTTTTATTGACTTGTTGAACATTACCACATGATAATCCAAATGAGCCTAAGTCATTTATTTGCCCAGAATATAGCTTATGATTTCTTAAGGCCAATAATGTTGGGAGTATTTTAGTGTCTAAACCTTCTAATTGTACTTCTAAATGAGGACTGATTTGAGGTTCCAGTGCATTTATTATTTGGCAATAGGTATTTGTTTGTAGTAATATACATAAGTTGATCTCATTAACCTCCTCACTTGTTTTTTTATAAACTCTAGTTTCTTTTTTTATAACATCCTGGCAAGATCCAAAAACACAACCTTCTCCGACAGCAAGGCATCCAAATTCTTCACAGCCCCATCTACTAGTCCTTTCCTGTGAAAAGGTCAGCCATTGAGGATCATGTGGTACAATAGCTGGACAAGGCCCTGTACAGAGCTCGTCATGTTTAACATTTATATTAATTGTAGGCCCAGTATCATAGATATGGTTATATACAGACCTGATAGTAGCTGATTTGATATAGATAATTATATCCATCAGGTTAATATCGTCCTTAGATAATATTGAAAGCCCCACAGATGTGCCAGATAATGCTGGTAAATCGATCATGATAAATGCTCCCTCTATTCCATCTGATGTTTCAACACCATTTGCAGTTATATATTTATAAGCTGGTTTTATGTGCGGAAAATTAGCTGTTGGTAAGAAATGATATAATTCAAGACTATGGCTCAACTTGTCTTGCAATGCTCGTTTATATTCTTCTAATGTTTTTAATTCTATTTTTGTCAAATATTTTGGTTTCACTGTGTTGTATTCCCAAGTACATGTAGCATTAAAATCAATATTTATTGGATATCTATCTACATCACAACTTTGTGCCAAGCAATATTCTCCAATATCACCTTGAGTATCTGCACTAGATCTATGGTCTGTATAAAATATTTGATTATCATCACACTGCATCACATTAACTGTGGAACCAGTAATTACACAAGTCCCTTTGTTTATCATTCTGCAAGATTTCCTAGATTTTGTATAAATATCAATCATTTCTGTAGGATCAGTATACCAACAATTTAATTTCTTTAAGAGCTCCAATCTAGATGGTTCAATACCTGTCCAATAATGGAAGCAATGCTTGTCAAAAGTACACCATACTGTCTCATCTGTGGCCTTCTTATAAACAGGTGTTTGGAAATTATATATTTCAATATCTGAATCACCACATTTGATAACATTCCCAACTGAAACTTGGTACCTAGGACTGATACATTGCAGTAGCTTTAGATTTTTGCAATCCTTTGTAATTGAACCCACTTTAGCATTTGACAGATTTTCATAATTTGATCTTTGTGACGTACTTGTTGTTCTTGTACCTTTTGATTTTGGCAACGAATCAAATGAATTCAGACTGAATAATACTTGACCGAATTTTAAGAAGCCCATTAGCAAATTATTATAAGGAAACCGTTTCTCAAGTTTTTTTACAAATGTAATTATACCAGTTTTATTTTTCGAATCTAATAATAAGTCATATGTTTTTGATGTTGTTCCTTTAAAAGCAGCTTTTAGTATTTTAGTGTACAACTGAACATCATGCTGATAAAACAATGGTTTAAAACTATAAGTATCATTCATCTCATCTGCAATATCCCAATTGGCATCTTTACAGTACACAGATTCAGACATGCATTTACAGAACCTTTGATTTGATCTAATTGCGCATATATCAAAATGTTCAGTCTTTGCTATAGTTCTCCACATTGTTTGATTTAATCCACTATTATGTTCAAATTCTTCGAAATATGAACATTCTCTCTTTAAAAATGCATATTCCATGAGGAACATTTGGTCATAATTAGATTGGCTATCGATCATATCCCAAGCTTGCTTAACTGAATTTGGTAATAATTTTATCTTTTCTGCATCCTCTCTAGCAATCTGTTTCTCTGTGATTAATTTATTTGCAACGTCTTCTATTGTAGTTTTTGTACAAGGTCTAATAGTTAGTAGTGGCCCTATGCAATCAATAGAGTATTTATGTTCTTTGAAGCACTTTTCTTCTGCTGTTGCAAGGCATACGCTATTTTCAATTATAACAAATATAATTAATATTATCATTAATTTTTTCTGTATAAGTCTCTTTATTTCTGATAAGCACAAGTCACTTACTTTATGCATTGTTGTGTAATTAGGGTCTTCTAATGTCCCACATGTACAACTTCCGCATTTATTTGAGAAGTCTCCATTATATCTTATATTCTTGTATGTGTGATACATATCGCATTCATGACATAGAAATGTTTTACACCTTACTATCTTATTAATTATTAGATGTGATCCAACAGCTATAATCAATAGAATAATTGTAATGCACATATTCACAATTGATATAGTCAAATTTAAAATTATCTTATTGTTAAGGGATGTTAGTTCTTTTATATATTCATCTGGTAAGTCAGACAAGCTATATTTTTCATCGTCCAACTCAAGGCCTTCAATTGGTGTAACAAATGACAAGACTAAAAGTGAGCTCAATATAGCAACAATTAATGAAGATGTTTTCGCCTTGCACAAAATTCTAGCAACTCTTAGTGATTTGAAACCAGAACACAGCCCACTTTCTCTATGCATTCTCATTCTGTCTGAGGTTTGGAAGATTGATCCACAAACGCAATGAGACCCACAATTGCTAAAAGGGTGGTATGCAAGTCCACAATTGACACATTTTTTGCAACTTTTGTTATAAACCCATCCATATGCATAAGCAATAGGTATAAAGATAGGAAGCATTAAGTAGCAAATGTATGTTTTGGCAATAATGTTAAGAATTATAAAAATTAAAAGTGTTAATACCAAAATAATAATTAGTTCTATATTCTGACAGATTGAGTTTGCCATACTACCTGGTAGAATACTCCTATGTAAAAATCTTATACATGTCATATGTTGTCTAAAACAGGCATGGAATTGAATAGACTTTTTTCCACATGAAACTTTAATATGTTCACATGTTTGATCTAATGTCACAGATGCTTTTGTCTTGAACCATCCAGTGCTGAGAGTAGTCCCAGTTACTTCAAAATGATTTAATTTAGATGTCTGAAATATCAATTGTGCATTCTCTTTGTCTACTGTAATAGTACAATCTGTAGTGCAAATATATGTATTTGATCTTATTGTTAAATCTTTCTCTACCTCAATTACATTGATACTGCCTCCCTCAGCTTTAATAGGATGGCATTGTTTCCAGTCTGAAACAATCCATTGGCGATATACTTTATTGTTCCCAATAATTGAATTATTTGATCTATCATATTCAATTATTGATTTTACCATTGAAACATCATCTTTAAGGCAGAATTCTGACATTGATGTTTCAGATTTCTTCTCTAGTATTAGTTGCCCTCCTTGAAAACATCTTTGGAATACAGGAGTTCCAATAACATTCATAAGAAGCAGGTGAAATATAAGAATCAACATTTTGTAGTTTCTATGATT